TCTTCGTTTGCTCAATAGGTGAGGCTTCACCAGAAACAATACGTCAATATATCCTTTCACAAAGTTAATGGTCGCTTACATCCCACCCACATTCTGATGGGTGGGTTTTACGCTCCGTCATATAAAAACACTAAGTGTGACCATCTCGCCAGTTTATCGCTATTTCAGGAGGTGCTGGCAATGGCAGTGATAGTTTCGTTGTGTTCTCCATTTTGTCCTTTACAATGTCCTTTGCCAGTTGAGATTGATCCTTTTTAACATGCGCGATTATCTGGTCATGTATCTGGGCAACAACCTTTCCATCAATTCCTTGTCTCTTAAACTCTCTGTTTATCTCTATCATCGCCCTGTTAACAATTGAAGCAGCCAATCCTTGGATCTGAAAGTTACGGGAATTGTTAAGGCCATTTTTATAGTCCATGTACATATCCTGAACTTCCTTGCTTTCGTACTTGGTCAGAAGTTCTCTTCTAAAGTCCCAATTAAGAATACTATCTCCAAACAGGTCGTAAACTTCTTTAACCTTGTTTAGATGCCTTATCCTTCCTAATTGTGTTTTAATGTAACCAAGTTCTTTTGCTTGCTTTGCTGATCTGTCCATCCAATTCCTTAACTCTGGGAACCCTGACAAATAACCCTCTACTAGTTCGGTAGCATCTTTTTGAGCAACTCCAATAGATAAACCAAGAGCATAGGCAGACATTCCGTATGGAATACCAAGACAGTATGCTTTTGCTTTCTGTCGTGCTGGCTTATTGACTTTACCAAGGTAATTATCTGCTTTCTTATCAGCCGACACACCCGGTATCTTCTCTGTTTCTATAGCAATGGTTGAGTAGAAATCCCACCCATTCAAGAATATGTCAATCAAGCCTTTATCTGCGGTAACGTGCGCAAATACACGAGGTTCCAGAGTTTCATAGTCACAGTCAATGAAGATATATTCTGGGTCTGGAATAAAGAAAGCCCGAACCGAATTATTGTGTTTCAATACCACAGGCTCTAACTCCCCCTCTTCCTTCTTCCTCGGAAGTTGTTGGGCATCAGAGGCATATCTTCCAGAAATGGTTCCATGTTGTTTGTAGTAGAAATAATATCTACCGTTCTCATTACGTTCAAGGTATCTATCAACGTATGATGATTTTATCTTCACCAATTTATTGAAAATCTTTAGGTCTTTAGCCCAACTGTGTTTCTCTGCAAGGCGATCTATAAGTTCATCGTTAAATTGATATGCGCCCTTCTCAGTTTTGCTGAGTGGCTTTATTTTCATATAATGAAATGCAATCTCTCCAAGTTGTTTATTTGACCGAATATTTACTAAACCACCCTCATGTTCCTTCCACAAGTTTATAGCTATCACTACTCCATCTTTTACAGGCAACAAATTCTCTTCGCCTGTTATTAAGTAATACTTTATGTCAGAGTCGGGCAAGGATTCTAAAGTATTCTTTGTCAGAATATATTTTCCAGTCTTTTCGGACACTGGTAAGTCAAGACCGTAGTGTTTAACAATGGCCTGAGCAAAGATACCTTTATTTGACGGAGGATAAACCTTTAAAGCAGTCTCCATAACCCACTTTCTAAATGCTGGTATCTTTTTAAGAGCCTCTACAACTTTTTCCCTGTAAGTTTCTATATCCTTAGTAATTTCCTCATCAACCTGTCTGATGTAATCCATGTCAAGGAGTACTCCAGCCTGTTCCATCGGAATGGTCACCTCTCTAAGTAAAGGCATAACCTCTTCCTCGAAGAAGAATTTTTGAAGACCTTCTTGTATAAGTTTTTTCCAGTAATGCTTACAAACACGGAGCGTAAGGTCAACATCCTTTACGGCATATGGCCAGATAGCGTTTAAATCGGCCTTGTAGAGTTCAAAGTTGCCTTTGGATACTGCACCTCCATTTTTCTTTACATTTTCTTTAAGAGCTATTTGCTCTTCGTTTGCGACACTCTCCACATCAAACCCAATCTGATCCTGAATAGACACCGCAATATCCTTCAATGCGAATGAGCCTTCTTCTCTAACAGTATGTACCAACAATATAGTATCAATGAACAGATAAGGCAGCAAATCAACTCCAAGATCATTCAAAGTTATCTGAATATCATAAGAACTGTTGTGAATTATTAGTTTTTTACCTAATAAATGTCGGACTACATTTGCTGCCATATTCGAGGCTTTAACCCCTTCTATGTATATGTCATCTAATGTCTGTGTCTCAACATTCCATTCGTATATTGGAAAGTAGTAACCTTCCCCAATTGCGCCCGTTACTGCAAACCCTATAATCTTTGAAGTCCTTACATTCAACCCAGTTGACTCCACGTCATAGGCAAGATACTCGTACCTATCTATGTGGCCGAGCATCTCCATTAAAATCTTCTTAGTTGAAGCAAGTTTATAGTTAGTCATTTAGTTAGGAACTTTCTTTTTTAAGAAAGTTAGAATAGTAATCAAGACTCTTATCTGAGTAGAACGGTTTGTCACAATATGAGCAAATCAAACCCTTCCCATCAACAGTCCAAATGCAATATTTAATGCCCCTAATATCATTCTTCTCATAGAAAGGTTTACAATTGCTGCAAGTGCATAAGTTTAACTTATAGCAGTGTGGGCAAGTAAACCCTCCAACCGTCTTTATTTTTCCTATGTGTACGGGAATACATTTTCATCATAAAATTTCTGCATGGCATTCCAGCAACCCAAAACATCTACTTCAGAGACGGGTTTAAACCACCAAGTATCTATGCCAACATTAATCATACCCTTTTGAACCTTCCATAGTCCATAGATATGCCCAGTTAGTGCAAAACTGATAGGTTTATTACCAAAAGTGACTACATCCCTGTCCATTATAGATTTACATTTAATTGGGTAGTGGTTTAACAATACCTTTAAATACGGGTCTTCTTTTGTAGTATCTATCATGTGTATATAACCTCCATCATCCCAAACCATATCAAAATAAAGTCTTAGCAGATCAAGTTTGTCCTTGTCATAATCCCCTACCACAAGGTTAAACTTTGAGTTAGGATATTCCTTCTTTAACTCGGCCAGTTTTTTCTGATTATACGGGGTAGGGTTTACTATTACATCTCCTAAATTCCATAAAGTGTCGCCGTCTCTAAACCCAGAATTTTTTATTCCAGAAAAAATATTAGCATCGTTCATTACCGAGGATTTCCAAGGCCGGTAGAATAGATTAGGTTTACCATTATCTCCTCCTAATCTATCCTCTCCAAGATGCCAGTCACTCGTGTAGTAGTTCATGTTTAATCGTGTTCGTACTCTTCTACCAAAAGGGATCCGTCTCTGTTACAGGTTACTTGTACGTGATCCCCAAACATTTCAAGGTAAAATTCTTCTGGTATTGACTCAAGTGCTTCTTGAATCTCGTAAACTATCTTATACTCCTCAATGTCCCAGTTTTTTCCCTGCACTTCTTTTGCATATTTCCCCCCACTTAGGGGGTGCTTTACTTCCCAGCCATATCGGTCTAAGTCTTCCGGAAGACTTCCGTTCACATATATGTCACCAAAATTGCAACTAAAAGTACACTCATCCCCGTCATTGAAGTATGGGGTGTACTGAGTCCAACTGATGCTGTTTATCAGTTTAGACTTTTCAAAGAAAGGAGCAAGGATGCTCGAAAATTCTGCCCTCAACTGTTCAACTAAGACTCTTTTTTTCTCAGCAAACTCTTCTAGTGATTGTTTAATCTGCTCTAATGTTGTCATATTGTTAATTTTAAACTTTTGAAAATATTGATTGTTATTTCGACACGTCCGTCGCACTCCTCGTCCTATTCAGTGTTAAAAAAGTAATTTTTATAATTTAACACCTCTCTGATTTTTTCAGCATCTTCCTTTGTGTACAGTGTTGCTTCCGAAAGTACATAAAGTTTATCACTTGGCTGAAGGCAGTATTCGTCATTGTACTCCCTACCCATCAACAACTATATAAGTTCTTTCCTTTTTAGTCAATTACAGTCTCATCCCTTTCTACATAAAATTTGACCTCTTTTCTGTTTTTAAATTGAAGCGAACATCTGCGCGGTACCCCTGATCCGTTGTTCATCCAGTCTTGCATAACCATATTTTCAAGATAGTCCTGAACACTTGGTATAAACCTCATTTTATAGTCTTCGAGTATGTGGTACTCTCCGACATCTTTAACATTGTAAACCTTTCCCTCACTGTTTGTACGCCTGTGCCCGAAAACCTTTGGTAGGATTGTAACCACAAACCATGAGTTGTGTGTTAGTACCCTGTGGAGATTGTTAGGGAATGCTGCTTTGGAGGAGTCCATAAGCTCGTGTATATCGAGGTAATCCTCTGGCACACCTCCGTATCTCTTTGCTGACAACTCAGCATGAATGTAGGGTATCATTTTTATAGTCTTTTGCGTTAAAAATAACCCACTTCCTCTTAGGTTCAATACCTTTGGTATCTCTGAGCCACTCATCTTTAAAGATTAAATGCTCTTTGAGCCTGTTTGCATCTTCTAAAGATAATGGGATCGAGATATATGGCTTTGTGCCTCCAGTTTCCATCTCTTCTATTACAAGCCAAATTTTCATTTATTAAGGCGAGATAGTTCTGTTAAAATTTAAAAGAAATTTGTGCTTTTATAAGAAAAAACCCTATCGTACCATTGACTTGTAAATTACAACAGCCAACAAAACATGATATAAAAATACCCCTGCGGTAACGAGTTTTTTGTGTCTCATATTATTAATTTCACTGCAAAGGTAAACCTTTATAGAAAGTATTCCAAACTATTTAACCTTTTGTTAACAAATATACAAACACATTGCTTTACAAGGTTGAGGAGAACGCCGACACTCAAGAGTTTTACATTGCAACTCTGAAAAATCTTTGAGGGTGAACTGTGCAATGCTAAAAGATCCCATTGTCTCTGTTTGCGAATTGACCCGTGAAAGAACGAACTATCGCCCTGACATCGTCACTTGATTGTGGGTGGATAACCCAACAAGTTTCTGTTTTAGAAAACATACCATTTTTTACTGTCAAATATGCTTTCCAATGGGTTCCACTATTTGTAATTCTGAATTCTAAACTTCCTGTTGATGATAAGACTTTTAATTCGTTAGTGAACTACCCATTTGCTAAAGACAAATGGGCTTCGGGTTTCACAGACTTGCGCTTCTTTACAGAAGTCTTATTTGTGTCTCCACCCGTGTAATCGCCAGTTCCTGACGATATTATTTTTAATCCTTCTTTGAAAATATTCTTTGCAGCATTAAGGTCACGGTCTAATATGTGACCATTCTTGCAAGTCCTGATACTATTCGTGAGTATATCCTCAATCAGGTTAGTCGCTTACATCCCACAGGATAAAGACCCGTGAGTTTTACGCTCCTTTTATAAAAATAACCTCTCTAAAATAGGTGTTCTCAAACTATACGGGGGATTGCTAATAATGTAATCATAATTTTGCGGCTCATACTCAAAAAAGTTCTGCCCTGTTTCAATATGCCCATAAATTACTTTGTTTCCTTTCGCATCAAATAGTTTCACAAAATTACTTTCCTGTTTGTCAAAAGGACACCATATTGTTTTATCACTTGGTATGTATTTCAATAACGGTTTTATAGCATATTCTAATGTATAATATTCATCTGATTTATTTATTTTATGTTGTTTAAATTCGTGCTTTTCCATTTCTAAAAAATTATTAAATTTTGTTTTGTTCTTCTTATAATCATTTATACTTGATTAACCACAACTCCATATGACACAGGTTCGATAAAAGCGGGGCTTCCGTTTTCCAATTTAACACTTGTGCTAAAACCACCTTTCATATTTCTATTAAACTTTTTTGGTTAAATCGCCCACCTTCGCCAATCCCTAAACCGTTATCGTCAACAGGGCATACGCGATTAGTCTAAACATTTGTGCTAAAAATCCATACTGCCATATAGGTTTGGCAAAATGGCTGTTCTGCAATTCTATCAAACATTCGTTTTTAATTATGGGTTTTTGTTTTTCGATTAAACATTCGGTTCGGCCTATACGCAAAGCCGAAAAACGTTGTAAACTTACATTTATTTCTTCATTTAAAATACAAACTGCTTTCCTATGAACAATTGCTTAAACTTACTATCGAACTCGCCCTCAAGCGTAACTCCCTTATACCCCAGTCCAAGTTTAAAGGTAGCGTTTTGAGACACTGCCCCTGAGACCATCCACTTTGGTTTTGGAATCTGTACCACCACTGGCCTCTTTTCGTACACAGTAAATTTTGGATCGAAGTATATCAAATGACCAAAGGTCTCTATGCAATAATCGAACCTGTAATCATCTGTCTTGATGGAGTCTCTGTACTGGTTAATCGGTACGGGGGTTGTGTCTGGTATGTAAACGTTTGTCCACTTATCTATCGAATCAAACACTGTAACGTAGGCACTGTCAGTTCTGGTAACGTATTTTGTAACGTATTTTGGTACGTCAACTTTTATGGTGTAAACCATTGTATCAACAACTGTCTTGGTCACTACAACAGGTGCATCCTCTTTGTTGCTTCCGAATCTGTTTAGATAAAACAACAGGTATCCAATTCCGACTCCTATCAGGAGGCAAAACACGTTAGTTAAAACATTCTTCATCATTCTCCCCTATTTTTTGGATATTGATACGTCTTATTCCTTGCTTCAAAGGCATCTCTTAGTTTTTTAGTCTCTTTCTTGCTCCTGCCAAGTAAAAAGGCATATTTATGTTTAGGCTCTACAATTCTTGATTGACAAGATTTTTGATATTCTTTGGAAAGCCTTTTTAGTTTATCTGATACATCCTTTGGCATTCTACAAAAGTGAACTTTATCCCCAGTAGACCAGTTTGATTCCCATACTATTCCACTCTCCCTAGCAAGTTTTTTATAAACACTCCTGCTTCTAAAGTATCTATCAGAAACCCACTTACCCTCTCTTATTTTAAACTGAGCCTTGGTTCCGGACTTCTTTCCAAGATAATAGAAATTACAAGCCTGATAGATTGTCCCAAGTTCTTTTGCCTCCACATCACTATAAGCAGTAAATAGCCTGTAAGGGGTGTTTTTAACCATCCACTTAATCGAGTAAGATATTAACTTACTTGCAAGATTCTTAGGAGACCAAGATATACAAGCGCCCCTGCTAATCAACCTTTCCACCTTTTTAGTGTCCTCGCCCAACAATTTGCTAAATGCTGTGGGCATGTCCATAACTACTACCCCCGCCAAAATACCTTTATACCTAGCTGTGAAGAAGTGTGTGGGGTATAAAGACAATTTGCCGAGCCATTCATGGGTTTCTATAAAAAGCCGCACTTCTGGCAACACTTCCGACTTGGCTTCGTTTTTTAAGACAAAATCCGAACACTTTAATGCCCGTACTTCCTCCTCTGTTAAACCAGAACTCCTTAAATCTCTTTCAGCGTTCTTTAGTCTAATATCATATTGCCAACAATGATTTTCTTTATATGTTTTTACCACAGGTCTTCGTATATTTTAGAGGTTCTAATCCTTTTGTTATATTTACGCCATGTAGCGGGTCTGACCTTTCTCCCCGATATGCCCCACAATCCTTTTTTAGCAGCCTTTGCAGCCTCGTGCAAGCCTTTCAACTTTGAAACTACATCAGGTTTCATTTTAGGTTCTAACAGCCACCAAGCAAGTCCGTTAGTTACGAGGTGTTCTGTTAAGTCAAGCCCGTCAAGGGCAACTTTACAAACCATCCTGTTATATATGTCCCTAAATAAAGTTTCTACTTGAACTTTTTTCCCTTTTACCAATTCTCTCAAGGCTTTACCACTATCAACCCCAAAAGGTTGATTGGCACTTACATAGTTTGAGATTACTTCCGGTGCATCGCACCCGTACAATCGCACCCAAACAGTCTCAGATGGGAATACGACCTTGATGCTGTCTCCATCATGTACTGCTGTTACGATACCTTCAAGCGTTTGATGTTCTACTATTTTGTACTTCATTTATCTATTCCTTATTTATTTCCTTTATGCCATGCTACTGATGTGAAATACACAACCATCCAACCTAAAACGAACCCTGAAAGGGTTTGAAGAAACGTCACAGGCTGGAGAGAGTACATCTCCAAAATGTTGTTCAAACAAAACTGTAATATCAATAAAATTGTTACATATATAACAATTACTTTAAGTAAATTTTCTATTTTTTCCATTCTAAAGATTTTAAAGTTGAGCCTTCTGGCAAGAGGCTATTTATTATTGTGTAAAAAGTTTCTAAAATATACTCCTTATCGGTGCTGTTCACTGTCAAGAAAGGGTCTGCTAACGGGGACACTCTCCTCAACAACTCAACCTCCTCTTCTTCAAGCGGAGATTCTAATGACGTTACAATCTTATTATGCAGTAGCCTTCCAAGCCAGTCCTCAAACCTTAAATCCTGTATATTTGAATTTCCTATAAAAGTGGCTTTAAATACAACGGACTCTGGGAATAACGTTACCCCATCCCTTCTAAAATATCGGTATCTTGGAGTTTTTATGGAGTACTCCGTTCCTTCATTTGTTATTCTCATATTGTGTTACTTTTTTACATAATTCTATAAAATATTCTTGACTGTATGACTGTTTCATGTTGTTTATATCTTTATGTACCCATTGTACATTTCCAACATGATACCCTATGCTCGAATCTATCCTGTCTATTGATGCGTTATTTATTGTATTGTCATTGGAAATTATCAGAGGCATACCAGATAATGCACATCTTTTTTTTTGTTTTAAAAATAATTCCCAAGCATATTCTATAGTAATACTAACACCTAACAATCTTCTACGCTCTCCTCTACTTCTTAAATTTCTAAGGATTGCTCTATTCCAAAAGTCGCCGCTTATGTCTCCACACCCTTTCCAAAGAGGATTTTTAGAACCTTTTTTTACCTGCTCACAACCACAAGACTTAACAGGATGTTTTTTTCGAACTAAATGGCGCTGTGATACATAATAATCCTCCCGTCCACATGCTTCACACCTACATAAATAGACAACTGATTTGTTTTTCCGTTTTTCAGTCTTTTTCAAGACTGTTAGGTTGTTAAATCTAAGACCTTCTAAATTTATTATCTTCATTTTACCTCACACTGCCCACCACTACATGCTAATTCGCCTTGTAAATTAGTCTCATCATCAAACTCAACAACCTTAGACAAGTCTATTGCACGTAATGTTTTCATTAATTCTTCGTATTTCTCCTCTGTTATTGTCTCAAAAGGCGACTGTATGTAAGTACCGCTGTCATATGGAAGCACAGACAGCCCGTTATAGGAGTCCCTGTTCTGCCACATCCATTCGCCTACGATCTCCCACTCGTCCGGCTTTATTGATACAGTAGCCGATATATTGTGAGTGTTTTGTCCATCATGGTGACCTTTAGAGACCCAAGTATTGTAGAACAATTTTACCCTCTCTAGTAAATCAATAGGGGACTCGTGTCTCAAGATTGAACCTTCTGGAGCTTTTTGCGGAATACTAATAACGGCTGTGTCATGTGGTCTGAAATATTCATCCTCGATTAATTCTGGATGATGTATAGACAAGTAGGTGTATATAGCCTCATTCTTGTTCACTCTAATCCTTCTTATGTAGTGACTGTCATGCCAAGCATGTATGCCAGAAGACGTTCCAAACACCAAACTACTCGTACCCGCTGGTTTTACAGTGGTTATTCTTGATGCATAGTTTATGCCTATCCTTGCTGCGTAGGACAGGTTTACTTGGTTTGCCACTTCTGCTGCTTCCTCTAAATCCAAATTAAGCACTTTACCGCTTCCTATACCTGTCATAGATACTCCAAGTAGTGCATCTTTTTCAGTAGTTCTCTTCCATATAGGACGTAAATAGTGAAAGTCAGTATAACTTGCTTGCAGTGTTCCAAGAAAAGTGGCCGCTGCTACCCTCTTATTTAGCTCCTCTTGGGTTTCTACATCAGATGCATTAATCTCTACTAGATTACAAAACTGAAAAGGTCTGAGGGCAATCTCGCAGCAATTTCCAGTAATACTATGCGATATTTGAAAGCAATGTGTTTCATCCATTACAGATATATCCCAAACGTCTTCCTCTAAATCTGTTTCCATTACAGATATTACTTTTATTGTACTATTATCATAAACACTTTTATTTTCCCACACAAATTCGTCGAGTAAATTTTGCTTGTACTCAACAGACAGTTTAAAGACGCTTCTAAAATGTTCTATGTTAGACTTTCCTGTTATACTAACATCATATATAGTATATTCAGTATTCTCTATCATAGAAATAGACTTTGAAAGATTTGTTTTTATCCCATAGAAGCCTAATAAATCAGAAATATCCTTAGCCATTGCTTCATTGGCAGTTGTAAAGGTTATTCTTTTCTTTACACCAGTTTCTACAATCCCATTGGAACTAAACAGAGCATCTATAAGTCCCTTTCTAAAAGATTCAGATGCACGATTCCATACAGTTTTTGGAAGTCCTTCTCTTTTATTTGAATACTCAAACCTTTCCTGAAACCTTTCCCAATCTTTGTCTGATGTATTCAACTCATAAGATGTTCCTCTACTAATTAGGTTAGCATTTACACCTATCCCCCTTAAACATTCTATTAACTTATCCTTTATTCCATCTTTTTCTGTACATATCAACCCATGTTGCAAATAACCTTCTTTTCTAACAGTAGTCCACCCATCCCCAAGATGCCATCCACATAAGAATCCTTCATCATAAGTTCCTTCAAACCCAAAACCAAGTTCTGATTTTATTATATTTGGAAATTTATCTCCCTTTTTAAGGTGTTGAGTTTTTACTTTTAAAAAAGTTCCATTAGGCTGTTTTACAGCCCACTCATGCTCTTTTGTAGCATAATACTTATGACCTCCTTCTAAAGTTATTTCCCATAATTTTTGATTATTCCCAGACAGCCAGCATTTTGCAGGAGATAACTGTCCCTCTAAATTTGTAACTAAGAAAACTTTATCTTGTAACTCTTCAATAGGGAATATTCCACAATTTGTCCACACCCTTGTTCCGGCTCTCAATGATGGATTAGTTCCCCATGTCTTATCGTTGCTCAGGTATATTCCCGGCTCACCTGAATTACTGTTCTTTATCCGCTTCCACAAATCTAAGAAATACTCCTTCGTAACCTTGTGCCTAAGCAACACTGCCGAATTATTTGCTCTGCCTCTCTGTGGGTTTAGTTCCCACCAGTTCCCGCTCTTGCATGAGATCATCTCATCGTCATCTGCGTTAAACAGGGAAATTAAGGCCGCCCTCCTTATACCTCCTGCAAGTACTGCGTCTGCTATGTGGCAAATGATATCGTGTACTTCAATTGGCCTAAGTTTGTCGCCGTCTTCCTTGCTCGATAGTATACCTTCAATCTTAACAAGACATTCTTTCAGCGGCTGAGGGCCGGGGGCTTTGCCTCCCGATGTTACCAATCTTGAACCTTTTGGCCTAATGTCTCCAAAGTCAAAATTTATCGTAGCCCCTCCTTGGAAGTAAGACTTCATCAAAACTTTTATGGCATCAGCCCAACCTTCTATACTATCTCCTACTAACCACCTTCTCCTCCTATCTTTCCTTGGTTTTCGTATTTCAGGGAGTTTTTCAACGTGATGGTTTTGAACTGAAAAACCTACACCTGTTCCCCCTAACAATAGAAACATGGTCTCTGAAAATGCTCTCCAATCGTCTATTGGAAGGAAAGCGCAGTTTCCAGTAGAAAGTCCACCAGAAAGCACAAATGCCCTTGTATTCTCGACCTCTAAACACCAAACATCTTCGTATTCAACATTATATTGTATATCTCTCAAAACCCAATACATTCCTTGAATAGGGTCTGCCTCTTCATAATTAAAATTAGAAAATGTGTCCGTTACTGGAAGCAACTTGTCTCCTATTTTTATACTTGTGGTATCACTTCCATCGCTTAATATCCATCTATGATTATTAGTTGCATATACAGTTTTTTCTGATTTGTTCTTTATAAAGGTTAACTTAGATAATGGCTGTTTACCATACTGCTTAACCCTTGCAGGTTGCCATGTTCCATCTGGTGACAATACAACTATCTCATCTCCATCATTAAAATCTTCAAAAGATTTAACTCCAATCGAAGTAATAAACTTAGTGTTTCGTTTAAAACAATTGTAAATTCTTGTTGGGTTTATTTCTATTGGCTTTCCTGCAAACTGCAATGATCGCATAGAAGGCAAAACTTTCTTGTCGTACACAAATTTATACGCTTCTTCTATCTCCTCAACAAGATACGGAAATTTATTTATGTGCATCTCTTTGTTTCGCTCAATCAATTCTTGCCATGTTTCCCTTCTCTGTTTTGATGGAATGTATTTCGCATACTTCATAAAAACAGTTAAGTCGCTCAGTATTCTCTGACTAATGTCCATGTATTAATTTCTCCTTTTTTAAAACATCCCTTCTTTAGGTTCTTGTCTATTTTGTTCAACAAACTGACGGAATTTATCGTTTGCTATTCTTTTTATATACTGTTCATCGGAAATCATCTCTTGATATGTCTTCTTTCCTTTATCCGACTTAGGAGCATATAGTTCTATTAAGCCAATATCCGTATCCATCTTTCCGGGGAACGTGATGCCATCTGGGCCTAATCTTGATTTTGCTATGTGAACCCTTACCGTTTTATGTTGTTTGTCTTTGTCCTTTCTTGAGACTGTTGCCAACAAGTCAACTGCGAATAATTTTGCATAAGAATTTGATATTCGGTTGGTGCCTATTACATCTTCATCACTACCTTCCCTGTTGCTTTGATCTGCTGACCAAACTGCTACGTTTTTAGTGCCCGCAAGCCCTCTTAAATCCTTATACAACTCCCCCAATACTTTAGTCTCACTAATGTTGCCTGTGAAGGGTATTTTTAGAAGTTCAACATAGTCGAGTACAACGATGTCTGGGACTATACCATTCATTATGAACTTATCTATATGAGACTCAAGTCCTTGCAACGATAACGTGCCGGGCGGGAACTCCTTTATAAAAAGTTTACCTTCATATTTTTTAAGAGACTTTTTTACCTTATCAATGTTGTACTTTAAGTTTCCGAAAGGTATTCCTGTTAAAATTGTATCATACCTTTGAGCCACATAAATATCATCTAACTCTAAAGTATAGTGCAAAACGGTCTTACCTTGCTTCAAAGCATGTGCGCCGATTGCTGCAAGAAACCACGACTTTCCTATTCCAGTAGGAGCCATGATAATGGCCAACTTTTTCTTAGGCAATCCTCCCCCTGTAATGTCGTCCATCACCTGCCACGGAGTTTCTATCTTCTCATCATTTGCTTCTTCTGTGTATCTATAATCAATATCATTTAGGTAGTCATGGCCAAGATTGGTATTAATATTAACACGTTTTGTAACGTCTTTAAATGCCTTTTCTAATTTGTCAAAATCTCTAGACTCATATAAGTCAACACCCTCCACAAGAAACTTTTTATACTCCTGATTTACACAGAATTGCATAATATCTTTCTTGATAAAAGGCAAATCTTCACTTCCTATGCTCGTCCACACATCCTTTAAAGCGCTTATTACCTCTTTTTTAAAGATACTATCTTTGTCAAGTTTCGATATTTCTACTTGAAATACCTCTAATGTGGGCATGGTTTTAAAATCCTTAAAATAACCAAGTGTTTTGTCACACAACCACTGTAAGGCTTTGCTGTCAAAATAAGACTTGTCAAAAATATCCAGTATTTGAGTAGTAAACTCCCTGTCTGTTATTATGCAGGTTAAAATTTTTGCTTGAACGGAGTATCCGTATTCAAAAGTATCTACTTTGTTGACCATAAATTTAGTGTGTTGAAGGTACTGTTTAACCACCCATCAAAGTTTGAAAACGATGTATGCAGGTAGTCCTCTGCGAGGAAAATTTTCATCCTTGCCTTATCAACCTTTGGTATAGGCTGTTGTAATATCTCTACTATCCGAACCTTACTGATTGATGATATGTAAGTATCTTGTAACTGCATCAAGTCCATGTTTCGAGATATAATATGCTTGTTTTCAAGTATTGTTTGGTATATTTTTGAAGGTCTCTTTCTCCCCTCTGTTGAGGCCATTCTCTCTGACTCGTTTACTAAATACTCCACGTCCAAAACTTTACTAACCACTTCTGGAAAGTATTTTTTTAAAGTCTTCAAACCTATACCCGGCACTCCTGATATATTATCGCTGTCATCTCCATCTAATATTCTGTACAACAGATAATTCTTTGGATGTATTCCAAATTCTTCCTCTATCGCGTGCAAATCGTACAACTTCTTCTTAACAGGAGAGTACACCTCTACCTGTTCAGACACCAACTGTAAAAAATCTCTATCTGTGGAAACTATGCGTATTTTATTTGCACGACTGTTGAAATATTGCATTGTCATGTACGCAATAACATCATCGGCTTCAACGTGATCTATGCAAACTATTTGTACTGGAAGTAGATCAAGATACTGTATCAATCTAACCAATTGCTTGTGTCTGGCAGCGTCTTCTTCTTCCTTGGTGGAGAAGTACTCTCTTCTCAGGTTGTACTTGCCAACTCTGTTTTCTTTGTAATCTGGGTGAAGTTTCTTCCTTCTCATACTCCCCCCCTTTCCGTCAAAAACAACAATGCAACGGGTTGGGTTGAAGTCCCGTATTTCCTTAGCAATAGAACGTAATGTCCCTATAATACCTCCTACGTGTTCTCCGTTTTCAGATATTACGGGAACACTTGAGAAGATTCTTAGATAGGTGTTCAGTCCGTCAATTATCAAGACTCTATCATTAACAGAATCGGTGCTATCCTCTTCCATTCGGTTAAACACATCGAGTAGGTTCATTTCAGTAATAGTTTGAGACACTCGTGCGCCTCCTGTGCGCCAGCAAGTGCATTGTATATGTATGGTTCTGGCTCTACGCCAAGTAGTTTGTTTCGGTTTGTAAAACTTACGTCATAGAAATACACAAGATATAGTGTGTATCTAATTTGCTTCATATCGGACATGGTCAGAACCTTTCCTTCCTACACCATTCTATTCGGTTTTAAGGATATAACTATATATGATCGAACAGGTTGTGCGTTTGTTCTATTAACCTTTACATTGATATCAAGTATTTCTGACAGACATTGGGCAGTCTCCTCTTGCCCTCGCTGATACTATGTTCAAAAGACCCTGTGCATTAATCAATTATTTTGCGTACTCACGGGTAATCGCAACAACCTTCACTAACTATGGTGACAGCATTATTTGTATTAAATAAATATATCATGTTAGGTAGTTAAAATAATACTGGTGCCAAGTCTTTACTCAACACCAGTATCTTTGGTTTACGGATTATTAATCTTCATCATGTACTACATCTTCCCTGATGATAGAATCTGTGTCGAAATCATCTCCAATGTTGTACTTCATAATATACGCAGAGCAAATCTGGTCGTATATAGTCTCTCTCATTCCGGGAACCTCGTTAACCAACTTCTTGAAATCTTTAGCCAAAAATTTGTGAATCTTCTGCTCTCCTGTCTCCCTGTCCACACTTTCGTAGGAGTACCATGCGCCCGATTGTTTAAGGAACCCAAAGTCTTTGAGCGCCTCTAACCATGAACTCATGTCATCTATCCCACTTTCATAGGTTATGTCGAACTTCGCGCTTCTGCCCGGTGGGCCAAGCCTGTTCTTTATTACAGTAACTTTTACAGTGTTTCCATATTCGTCCTTTGTGTTTGGGTAATACAGCTTCTGCTCAAGTTTTGTTTTTAGCCTTACTGATGAGTGGAAACCTATGGCAAAACCACCAGAAGTAGTTGTGTTATCTCCAAACTGGACACCCAGTTTACTTCTTACTTGGTTAATGAATATGATAAGTATTTTCCTACCAACCATTAAACTCGTAATCTTTCTCATTGCCTGCGATAAGATAATTGACTTTCCAGTTGCCCAGCCCTCTTTAGCGTAGTCTGCCTCAAGTTCTGCCAAAGTAGTAGCGCCCATTACCGAATCAACTACGATGGTTACAGGCTTATCTTCGCCTGCTGCAATCTGTCTCTCAATTATTATCGCTATTGTCGTAAAAATCTCTTCTAAAGCACGGAGTTTGTCTGAGTATATCGCTCTTTCTACGTCTAATCCAAAGGATCGGTAGAAATCCAACATACCAACAGCATTTTCTGTATCAAATAGTACGGCAAGGCCACCTTGCTTTTGCGTATTGGCCAGTACATGTGCTGCTATCAGAGATTTAGAAGAAGCGGATGGGCCAAAAATCTCACAGATTATACCATAACCGAGTCCTCCGTTCGGTCTATTAGATATCGCCAAATCTAAAATAGACGATCCAGTGGATACCCAATCTGTCACAAGGTTTGCATTTGACATGTAAACCAGTGAATTAGGGATGTCTTTGAATTTTTTGTTAACGACGGCCATCACGTCTTCGGCCAGCGAATCCATCTGCTCGTTCTTGGTTTCTTCGGATTTCTTCTTCGCCATATTTAGAATGGTATATCGTCAATTGACAAGGAAGATTCAGGTTCATTAACATCTTGCTTTGAAAAAATCTTTTCAAACTTTTCCGTAAATTCATCTGCAACCTTGTTAACCTCATGTGAAGTATCCGATTTATCTTCCTTTGCCTGTGCTACGTCCCCAGCATCTCCACTGATGTAAGCGAGCAGTGCTGCTTCAAGCTCTTCTTCTGTTGGGCACTTGTAAACATCAACTATGTTCTTGATGCCCTTGATTTTTTCAAAGAGCACAGGATCATCAGTCATCCTAGAGGGATTTCCTCTAGGACGGATAAAAGTCTCTGGAAATGCGCCTTCTTTGGATGGTGGAACAAACTCTACTGTTAAATCTCTGCCACTGTCAACGTCCGAAATATCTCCGTAGTCTTCATCTGCATATAGTTTCAAGACCTCAGCGTAGTACGATGGAGCCATGCCCCAGTAGAAAGGGCCTGTATCGGGCTGACCGTCTGTGCCTCTAACAATTATTGGAACAAATACCCTCTTCTTTGCAGAAATTTTATTTGCGACCTTCCAGTTGTTAGAAACCGTTTCTTTGTCGCCTTTCTCGCCCTTCAACTTGTTGCAGAACTTCACAATAGGGTCTGGCAGACCGAAAGAGGAAGGTGCAAGCATTGGCTTTCCAAACTCGTAATAGAAGAAAAGTTCTGTGCCGGGGAAGTCCGGGTTGTGCGGGCTTGGGACTATCCGAACCCTCTGGGTTCCGGGTTTTGGTTTCCAGAAAAGAGGATCGCCCTGAGTTCCTGATTTTTGCTGTTGCTTGGCAGCATTGTGCTCTGCCAATTTTTGTCTGATTTTTTCTAAATCCATAATGGTAAACTTTGTTGTAAACGGTTAAAAAAAGATAATATTGAAGTCGCTTACGGATACCAAACGTTTTCCGCAAGATACAACATTTAATGTCATATTCCAAATATTTTTTTGTTATATTTTCCTAAAAGCATATACTATTTTTATATTTTTTATATCTCTGAAAAAACGCCAGTTTCACGCAACTCAGAACAAAACGATTGAAAACATAAAAAGTACGACAAAAGTTTCGTATATTTAAGAGTTATGCGAGATTATACGACAACCTCCCAATAAGACTGAATTTCACTTGACAAAAGCCATTCAAAATCTTGGTTTTCTTCTATCAATCTCTCCTCGTATGGCTTTGCTTCTATTTCGTCTAACGCCTGTTTTTTTGACATAATTCCTAATGCAACTTTTGACCAATATTTACCCCGATACCATTCTACTTTATCAGCAAATCTTAATGTATCACCGAAGTAAATCTTAGTTTTATTTCTATCAATAACTCCAGTAAACTGTTGCATTTTAAATTTACTCAAATCAAGTTTTGAAAGTGTAATTAAATCGGAATATTTATTTGATATGTAAAATACATCTCCGTTTTCGGCTGTTAATTTAAAGTCAAACGGCAACCCAAAATAACCTCGCATAACATCGGTTTGGCAAGATTGGGGGTTTTGTTCTAAATTTTTAATTTATATTTCTATTAAAAATTTGTATTAAAATTGAGCGATTGTGCTTCTAAGTCCCCAACCTCGCCAAGCCGAGAACCGTTATGTGCAAGGCTACTTTGACACTTCGATAATAGCATCAGGATATTGTTTACAGGCTTCTAAATACTTTTCGACAAAATGGACAAAATGTTCATACATTCCCCACCCATTAGGGGAATTGAATTTTTCAAAATGTTCTGGTCTTTTCTTTAAATCAGCTAATCCTTTTTCAAGTAGTTCAACTATTTCACTTGCTTTTGATTTTCCAATTTCGTCTGGTCTCCAAAGTGCTTCGTAAATTCCTGCTTCATCTGCCATTTTACCTAAATTATGGGTAATGTTTGCATCATAAACAGTCTCATCTTCCTCTGTTAATGTTTTGCCAGCATCGTAGCTAATCCATTTTTTTCGTGTTAAATAAACATCTAAACTCATATTAATTTTTTTAAGTTTCCTACTGATAAACCGCCCAGCAGGTAACAGCGGTTTTGTGCTATTTGCCCCATTAACATTTGTGGCAACTTGAAGCATTGTGCAAGGGGCAAACAGACACAAAGCCGCAAAGCGTTAGCGGTCATTGCTAACAAGCTCTTTATACTTATGGAATATTTCAAGTATTCCAAATTCAGTTATTCTTAATTCATTATTTACACCTTCGTAAACAAATTGACTACCAATGTCTGCCAACACTTTTGTTTGTTCATCTGTTAATTGCAACGAACCGCTAATAACAAATATCTGTTCCTTGGTTTGTGATTGGATTACGGTAATTTTATTGTTTTCATGTTCTGATAGTCTTTTCCTATCTTAACACTGTACGGTATCTCCTTGAACACCTTCTTTATCAGGCCAATTATTAAATCTCGCTCATCAATGTGCACATCAAACAAGAAAGAGTCATATGTATATAGTATCAACTTAGTGCCGCTATCTCTTAAACCTTGTAACAGTTCTGTTATGAGCAGTGAGTTAAACTCTGTTTCAAGATTCTGCAACATGTAGTTGAAAATCTTAGTCTTAGTAGACTCTCCTATCATGTTCTTATTTATCGGCCTCTCAAACAACAAAGTCTTTAAAGTGCCCGCCATGAACTTGTCATATATAGACTGAGCAAGGGCATTTATAGAATAAAAAGGCTCCTTGTCAAGTAAATCCTTGTGGATGCCTCCATATATTTGCTTGAAGGTGTAATCCTTTGGATTTACTCCAGCTGGGTAGTGCTTAGATAAATCAGAGTACACATCCTTTGGGAAATCTATGTCACAAATCATGTACAATAGATACAAGTGAAAACCGCTCAAGTCCACTTCCATCAGACCTCCTTTGCCTCCATGCCTACTTATGAACCTTTTTCTGGTTCCGTCTTCCTTATTCATAGCAGCATAGTTTACTTGATTGAAGTGGTTGCTTGGTCTACCTGTCAAGGAGTAGGGGTTGTACTCACAATATTCAAACATCTTAAAAAGATACGCTATAAAATAATGTACTCAGGCTTCCTTTACATAAAGTCCTTGCATCTCTATCTCTGATAAGTTGTCAGATATTTTTTGGTATCGGATTAACGATTCTGAGATTGTGATACTGGTTAGTTGGGTTAAAATATTATCTTTTACAGACCTGCACGTTTCTAAGTGCCTCATTATAGGAATGAAGTCGTTTACATTCGGAGTGTTTCTAAAGTCAGACCAATACCTTTTTACAGTACGATCTACTTCGTAATAAAACCTTTCGTTGGTAGCAAACCAGTGCACCATCTCAATATCAAGCATTGACTCCCAGTTAGGGAGTCCATACAAATATTTTTTCTTTAGCGCAAAGGTATCCTTACCTACCAAGGGACTTAACACCTTCCGATCAAATCTGTGAAGATCGTTGTGGTTGAAGCCCAACATCAATTCTTGGTGAGTGCTGATATTAAACACGTAGGCAAAAGACAGCCTGTTTGTGCACCAATGGGCTTTGTGGTCACTCAAAACCGGAACGATAAGTTTCGGGTCGTTCATAAACATCCCTACGCTAATTTCCCTGTTTTTTTCGTTACCGAAAGTCATTTTACTGCAAAGGTAAGTCAACCTGTTTTAACAGGTAAGCCCATTAACAAACTTTAACACTTATTTGTAAAATTCGAGCGGATTTGGCAGGAAAGCGCCAATTCCGGGAAATTTTGGGGCACTAACTTGAAGTGCGTATTGGTTTAGGTATTTAGCATCTTCTTTTGGTATCTTGCTTATCCTCCAGTTTATTTGAAGCCTGTTCCACAAAACACCGTTTATGCCGGGATTGTTCAAAGTATTGACCTGATTAAATTGAGCACCGTCAATTTCTACTATCGTGTTGAGCGGGCTATTCCTTTTTTGAACAAAGAATCTGTCAAAATTCCCTTTCTTGTACTCTTCTATGGTTGGCATGGGTTGATAGGAGATGGGAGGGACGTACCTGTTAATCTTGTTTCCAGTTATCTGATTATATCTAAGTATGTCTTGAGTTGGGTTCATCTTCTTCTCAAAGAGTTCAACGGATTTGTCCGTCGGTCTAAACTCGCTGAACCTTCTTTCATTAGGAAGAACGTGGTACCCTCCCACGTAGTCCTCTCCAGTAATCAACACAAACTCGCCTCCGTCAGTGTATTGGCCAAGTAGTATCTGGTGTAAGTTGTAATGTGGTTGTTGGATTCTTGGCATTACTTATACCTCCCTTTCATCCATCTATTTAAAACATGATCCTAAAGTGAACTACCCACCCACGCCAGAGGCGATGGGTTGGGCTTCTGACTTCACAGACTTGCGCTTCTTTACAGAAGTCTTACTTGTGTCTCCATCAGTGTTATCGAGCGTCCCACCCGATATTATTTTTA